TTGGTTATAAATGATTGGTTGACAGATTGTATTGTGGTTATTAATGATGATAATTGAAATGTTGAATTAAATTTATTTAATGTGTTGGTTGCAAAATTCTGAATAGCATTAAACACTTGTGTTTCTAATTGATTAGAAGTCAATGCTGTTAATTTTGGATTATAATATATATTTGATATAATTTTTAAGTATGTGTAGTCAACATCTATAATTTTTGGTTTAATTGTTAATACAGAAATAGGTTTAATAATTCTTTCTTCAATAATATTTTTTTGCGTTTGTGTTAAAGTATATCCACCTTTTGGTTTTACGGCAATAAAAATAGTACCATAAACAGGAGGATTATTTTCTTCTCCACCCCAAACGTTAACAGCATCTACCGGAAAAACACCAGAATTATTCTGTATTAGATAGATGTAATCTTCTTTTGTAACGGCACGACCTTGAGCAGAGTATGATTTAGGTGCTGTGTATTTGATTGATTCAATGGTTTCTTTTTCGGAACCTTGAGTTGTAGAGGTGATAGGTAATATTGTGGTGTTTGAATAACCAGAAACAGCATCCATCAATACGAAATTGTTTGCACCTGCTGAACTTGTACCATTGGTCACAATATATGAAACCGTTACAATATTACCATCAGTAATTGATTTACCTAATATACCATCACCAAAATATATTTGATAGAAACCATTGATACCTTCTTGTAAAAAATACACACTTGATGTTGTATTTAAACTTAAATAATCTTCTGCTAAATTATAGATTTCATAGGCAGTATTTGAACCACTTTGTTGTACCGATACAGTCAGAGTTGTTGTGTCAACGTTTGTGTCGGGTAAATCAAATATAGCTGTTGGATTGGCCGCAGAATCATAGGTATAATTTAAGGTGATTGGTTCACCTTGTTTAATTGTTAAGTTTGAAAATGTAACTGAATTGGAAACAGTATTTGTATTTAATGTGGTTGAGTTAACTGTTACAAATTTATAATTCACGCCATCAATTGCTTCGGACATAAAAGAAGTAAATTTTGGTAGTGTTAACGAAGAATCAGTCACTTGATTAAAAGTGATATTAATGGTGGCTGATGGAGCTGATGCTGATTTTGGTGTATAGTTTAATAGTTTTGCATGAGAAACAACCGATGACCTTTGTAGTGCTGAATCCAAAAACATCTCATTAGCAACCATATTCAAGTAATAAGCATTATACTGTGTATTATAGGCAAGAATATCCAACAATGTAGAAAGTGCAGAACCTTCATAGTTGTAATCTTGTAATGTGTTTTGTGATTGCAGAAACTTTTTAAGATTAGTTTTAATTGTATTAAAATCTAAATCTGTAATCTGAATATTGGATTTATTTCCAGCCATTTTATCTATTTCTTTCTAGAAGTAATGTTACTGATGTTGGTAATGTAGCATTTTCAATGTAGAAACTAATTGTAATATCATAAGCATTTTTATCAGGATATGGTACAATGATTATTTCTTTTAACTTTGCTCTTTTTTCATAGTTTTTTATAACCAGTTCCACTTCTTTTTCTAAACTTGTTGCTGTTACCGGTGAAATTGGTTCAAATAGTATCGCATCAATGTTTGATCCAATGTCAGGATTAAAAGGTCTTTCATAATGTTTGGTCAACAGTAGATTACGGATTGAACGAATAACCGCCAAGTCATCGTAGCTAAGAGCGACATCACCAATTACCGGTTTTTTGGTAAATGTAAAGTCGATGTCTGAATATATCTTTGTTAGGTTTGCCATCTTTTATTTATTACGCTTCTAGGAGTAAATGCGCTTTTCGAAACTTTGAAAGCGCTAAAAAAAATTCTTGAGCCGGAACACAAAAATTCGAAATTTTGAGATTATGATATCCACACACAATTTTGATGAGTACCTGTGCTAACATAAGTAATTTTTATAACTCCTTTATTTCCTGGTTGTGGTGGAACCACAATAAATGATGGAGTGGGTGGACTTGCAAAACCTCCAGGTCTTTGCATTATTTCGCCTGCGCCACCAGCACCATAAATAAAAGATTGATTATTAGGATTTACTATAAATGTAGGATTGTCCGGTGCAACTCCAGGAAAACCTGGAAAAGTTGCAGGATTTTCTCCTGTTGGCCACCTACCGTTTATTGGTAAATTAAATGGATCTGTTTTAAATGATGGAGGAATTTGAAAAGACAAATCGTAATTACGGCTCATCCCTTGTCCATAATCAACTCTTGTTGTCAAAAATCCTGGCGGAACCTTCACATTATTGGTATTACTTGGATCTCCAAAAATTCCTCCTTGATGATTGACACCTTGAGGTGACTCAAATCCACTAATATAATCCATATTCCACGATCCTGCCCTACTTGACACAAAAATAATCGATTCTGCAGAACCAAAAAAAGTTGATCCACCACCACCACCATAATTAATTTTATTAAATCCTGTCGTACTGTAAATTGCAGTACGAACACCTTGTTCACCACCTCCGCCAACGCTTACTGGTATAACTTGTCCTGGAACCAAATTTACATTAGTAATTCTCGCATACGCACCTCCACCTCCACCTAAACCATAATTATAAAACCTATAGCCAAGTCTATTTGTTTGTGGTATGCTGTTGAAATCAAAAAAAGTATAAAGTTCATAAATTAAACTGATTCCTCCACCTCCACCTCCGCCTACAAGTTCTATTTTATTGGGAGCTTTTATATCCCAATCTGCTGGAACAGTCCAGTTTTGAGAACCAGCAGTGTCAATATATATTTCAGGCATATTAATTAAGAAGAAAATCCTAAAGTAATAACTAAAACAGCACTGGATGAACTTAAAGCATTGTTAGTTATACTAGCATACAAAGTTTCTCCTACAGCAACATTGAAATTCACATTTGGTACCCTAAAGCTATTACTCGTGTTGTTAACAGGAACAGATTGTAAATTTCCAATACTGCCACGACTATTAAAAATTGTTACTGTGGCAGTGCCAGAACCATTTACTATTGTTGCAGACATATAGCTAATTCGTAAGTTTCTTGGAGCATAATTTGTAAAATAATAAATGTTTGAAACATTAACACCTGTAATGTTTAGTGTTGCTGTTGTATCTGCAAACGGTCCTGTTGAACCAACGGGGCCTGTTGCACCTGTTGAACCTATTGGTCCTTGAATACCAGTTGCACCAGTAGAACCTTGTGGACCTGTTGCACCCACAGGACCAATTGGTCCTGTAGCACCGGTTGTTCCTGCACCCGTAGATCCAATTGGTCCGGTTGAACCCGTAGATCCAATTGGTCCAGTTGAACCCGTTGCACCTATCGGACCAATTGGGCCCGTAGCACCTCGGCCTAAACCGCTACTTGCAAGTTCACTTTGTTTTAATGGCATTTATTAAAATCCGTTCGTTGTTGGATTATAAAATACTTTACCGGTAACATCAGTTGTTTTTGTTATCGTTGGTGTGGAATAATTAAATGTTAACACATCACCACCACTATTCTCACCAAATTGTATTCTTATTGGATAATATATACCTGCTGTAAGAGAAGCAGTTCCATTTGCTTCAACAGTACCGTGTAACCCACCATTATTTACTGTTGCGTTTCCAGTTGTAAATCCAGACAAAGCATTTGAACCTACCCAAACATAAGAAGCATCATCACTTGATGTAAAAAATGTATATGTTTCTGTTGTGTTTGGTAAAAAATAACCTAACCATTGAACACTAAAACTACTTCCATCATCACTACTTGGTTCTGAAATTGCGGTAGTTTGAACTGATGTTGCTGGGTTAGCGCCAAAAGTTGTTGGTGTAGCTGTTGCAAAAAAACTAACATTATCAGCAAAGTATCCCGAATATGTGGTTTTAAATAAACCAGCAAGATAATTATTCAACTTTACATTGTTTATACTATTCATCAAAATTGATTGAATACTAGGCATCAAATAACTCCTGTTCCATTAATGTACCACGTATTTGCAGCAGTCATAATCATTGTTGCCATTCCATATGTTGTCACATTTCTTGAAATTGATGTGGTGTTACCTGCAAGATACAAAGATACACTATTGTTTGGTATAATGTTTACATTTGATGATGTGTTAGAAATAATGGTAATTGTTGTACCGTTAGCATATGTTGTATTTGATGTCCACGGAATATACAAATTCACCGAAGTTTTTAGTCCGCTATAATACAAATGTTTTCCTGAATCAGAATTTTGTAAAGTGTAATCAACCGATTGTCTATTTTGTGGTATTATCATAGCAGCATTGGCTGTATCAAAAGCTGCCTGTGCTTTCGTGTCGGTAGTAGTGATGTTAGTATTCTGTGTATCATCAACACCTTGAGTATAAATTGTATTTGCTGAAGCAGAATTAGCTCTGTCAAAAGCATCAGAATAATATATTGATAATCCTGTTGCACCAGTATTTCCTGTTACACCTGTTGCACCATCTGAACCAGTTGCACCAATTGGTCCTGTAGCACCAGTATTACCTGTTGGGCCTTGTGGTCCGGTTGCACCAGTTGTTCCAATCGGTCCTGTATCGCCGGTATTACCTGTTACGCCTGTTGCACCAGTTGAACCTATTGGTCCTGTGTTACCTGTATTTCCTGTTATACCTTGAATACCCGTGGCACCAGTTGAGCCAATCGGTCCTGTATCACCGGTATTACCAGTTAAACCAGTTGCGCCAACAAGACCTGTTGCACCAGTATTACCGGTTACACCTTGAACACCAGTAGCGCCTGTTGCACCATCAGGTCCTTGAATGCCTGTGGCACCAGTTGCACCTTGAACACCGGTTGCACCTGTGTCACCTTGTGGTCCTGTTGATCCTGTATTACCTGTTGGGCCAGTAGCACCAGTAAGTCCGGTTGGGCCTGTTGCACCTGTGGTACCTTGAATACCAACTGCACCATCAAGGTTAATAATCCAAGAACTATATTGATTTGATGTTGCATTAGCTGTATTTGTTACAGTTAAAATTAATTGTCCATTCGACTGTTCATAAGTGTTAACTGTACCATGTATATAATCCGTTGGATCAACAAAAGAAACAACAATAATAGTTTGTTGAGGACTATAATCCAAATACAAATCATTAGTAACTAAAGTTAATGTATTGCCAATTGGATAATTAGTTAATGTTATCGTGGTGTTAGATGTTGTGTGATAGCGGTCACCATCAGCACCAGAAACACCAGTAGCACCAGTATTACCAGTTAGACCGGTAGCACCTATTGGTCCTGTAGAACCGGTTGCACCATCTGTTCCTGAAATACCTGTAGCACCAGTAGAACCTTGAGTGCCAGTTGCACCTGTAGCGCCAGTATTTCCTGTTGGCCCTATTACACCGGTCGCACCAGTTGAACCAATCGGTCCTGTATCACCGGTATTACCAGTCAAACCAGTAGCACCAGTTGAGCCAATCGGTCCTGTATCACCGGTATTACCAGTTAGACCGGTAGCACCAGTATTTCCTGTTGGTCCTGCTGGTCCTGTTGCACCATCAGATCCTTGTATACCTGTGGCACCAGTATTTCCTGTTGAACCTTGTGGTCCAGTTACACCAGTTGAACCTACTGGTCCCGTTGCACCGGGATCACCGGTGGGCCCTTGTGGTCCTGTAGAACCTATTGGACCAGTAGCACCAGTATTCCCTGTTGGTCCTGTAGAACCTGTTGGACCAGTAGCACCAGTATCTCCTGTTGGTCCTGTTGAACCTGTTGGACCAGTAGCACCAGTATCTCCTGTTGGTCCTGTTGAACCTACTGGACCTGTGGATCCTGTATTTCCTGTTGGTCCTGTTGAACCTGTATTTCCTGTTGGTCCTGTAGAACCTGTTGGACCAGTAGCACCAGTATCTCCTGTTGGTCCTGTTGAACCTGTATTCCCTGTTGGTCCTGTAGAACCTACTGGACCTGTTGCACCAGTTTGTCCTTGAATACCTGCAGCACCAGATAAATCAGTTACGTAAGAATAAATTGTTCCATTCCACAGATATAACCTAGAGTTTTCAGCATCTTCTACATTGCCTGTATCAATGATTGCAAATTGGCCGTTAGCAATTCCTGTTGGTGATGTGTCAGCTGTTAGACTTGCAACATTACTATATGTTTTTGCAATGATAAATCCTAAACCGGTTTCACCAGTGGCTCCAGTCAATCCTGTTGAACCTACTGGACCTGTGGATCCTGTATTTCCTGTTGGTCCTGTTGAACCTACTGGACCTGTGGATCCTGTATTTCCTGTTGGTCCTGTTGAACCTATTGGACCAGTAGCACCAGTATCTCCTGTTGGTCCTGTTGAACCTACTGGACCTGTGGATCCTGTATTTCCTGTTGGTCCTGTTGAACCTACTGGACCTGTGGATCCTGTATTGCCTGTTGGTCCTGTTGAACCTATTGGTCCAGTAGCACCAGTATCTCCTGTTGGTCCTGTTGAACCTACTGGACCTGTGGATCCTGTATTTCCTGTTGGTCCTGTTGAACCTATTGGTCCAGTAGCACCAGTATTACCAGTTAGACCTGTTGAACCAGTTAAACCAATTTCACCAGTATTACCTGTTGGTCCTGTTGAACCTATTGGTCCAGTAGCACCAGTATTACCAGTTAGACCTGTTGAACCAGTTAAACCAATTTCACCAGTATTACCTGTTGGTCCTGTAGCACCAGTATTCCCTGTTGGTCCTGTAGAACCTATTGGACCTGTGGATCCTGTATTACCTGTTGGTCCTGTAGAACCTACTGGACCTGTTGCACCAGTTTGTCCTTGAATACCTGCAGCACCAGATAAATCAGTCACATATGTGTATATTAAACCATTCCATAAGTATAATTTTGAATTTTCAGCATCTTCTACATTGCCTGTATCAATGATTGCAAACTGTCCATTAGCAATTCCTGTTGGTGATGTGTCAGCTGTTAATGATGCAACGTTTGAGTACGTTTTTGCAATAGTAAATCCTAAGCCGGTTTCACCAGTAGATCCAACTGAACCAGTTGCACCCGTAGGACCTGTTGAACCTGTTGGACCAGTAGCACCAGTATCTCCTGTTGGTCCTGTTGAACCTATTGGTCCAGTAGCACCAGTATTACCAGTTAGACCTGTTGAACCAGTTAAACCAATTTCACCAGTATTACCTGTTGGTCCTGTTGAACCTACTGGACCTGTTGATCCTGTATTGCCTGTTGGTCCTGTTGAACCTATTGGTCCAGTAGCACCAGTATTCCCTGCAGGACCGGTTGCACCAGGAGTTCCTGAAGTGTATAGTAAACTATTCCATGGAGTTATACCATCACCATATTTTATTTTAGTGGTGTCTATTTCATAACCAGGTTCACCTTGTGACAAAGTGGGGTTCGTGCTTGTCCAATTATTTGATGAATCTCGTCTTATTTGTATTTTGCTAGCCATTTTAAGCTGTGCCTCCGTTATAAATTAAATCTGATGATGAAAAAACAGTATTTCCTGCTCCTCCGTCAATTATGTCTAATAGACCGTAAACAGAAATTGCGGAACCACCTTCTATATCCATCATATCCGATGGACTATAAACAGAAATTGCCGAACCACCATCTATATCTATGTGCCGTATTCTTTTGGTTGAAATAATTAATTGCTTAGGATTTGTGTTTGCGTTAATTCTAAGTATAACATCATTTTCTGAAACCAGTTGTATAATATCTTCATCAATAGCAACCAAATCACTTTGGCCATCAACTTTCCATGTTTTAAAAGATCCATTCGATACACCGGTGGCACCGATTGGTCCTGTGGCACCGGTATTTCCTGTTAGTCCAGTTACACCTGTGGAACCGGTCAAACCAGGTATTCCTGTTGCACCTGTTGAACCAAATACACCCGTTGCACCGGTTGATCCAAATAAACCAGGTTCTCCTGTTGCACCTGTGGAACCAAATGCTCCTGTGGAACCAATTGGTCCTGTGGCACCGGTTGATCCAAATAAACCAGGTTCTCCTGTTGCACCTGTAGAACCAAATACACCTGTTGCACCTTCAGGTCCTGTGGCACCGGTTGATCCAAATAAACCAGGTTCTCCTGTTGCACCTGTTGAACCAAATACACCTGTTGCACCTTCAGGTCCTGTGGCACCTGTAGAACCAGTCAAACCAGGTTCTCCTGTTGCACCTGTAGAACCAAATACACCTGTTGCACCTTCAGGTCCTGTGGCACCGGTTGATCCTTGGAGCCCTGTTGCACCAGTATTACCCGTAAATCCTGTGGCACCGGTTGCACCAGCAATACCAACAGAACCATTTAAATTAATTAACCAAGAACTATAAGAAGTGTTACTGGCAAAATCATTATTTGTAACAGTTAATATTAATTGTCCATTTGATTGATTGTAAAAATAAACACTACCGTTTAAATAATTATTAGGATTTTCATCAGCAGCAAGAATTACACTTTGTTGTGAACTATAACTTAAAAATAAATTTGCTGTTGTTAAAATTAATTGATTACCAACATTGTAATCACTTAAAGTTAATGTTGTATTTGAAGTTGTTCTATATTTGTCACCTTGAGCACCCGAAGCGCCAGTCGAGCCTTCAAGGCCTGTGGCTCCTGTGGAACCTGTTAGTCCTGTGGATCCTGTTGTACCCGTTGGTCCTGTGGATCCTGTATTGCCTTTTAATCCAGTTGCACCAGTTGTTCCAATTGGTCCAGTAGATCCTGTAAATCCTTGTGGTCCTCTAGGGCCCGTAGAACCAAAAACACCAGTTGCACCTGTAGAACCAAAGACGCCCGTTGCACCTGTAGCGCCCTCAAGACCAGTTGCACCTGTTGAACCAAAAACACCGGTTGCTCCCGTAGAACCGAAAACACCAGTTGCGCCTGTGGATCCAAAAAGTCCTGTTGCACCTGTATTTCCCGTAATACCAGTAGAACCTCTTGATCCTGTTATTCCTGTCGATCCTGTAGAACCAATTACACCAGTCGCTCCTGTAGCTCCTGTTGATCCATCAAAACCTGTGGCACCCGTTGTTCCAATTACACCTGTGGCACCGGTACCACCTATTGATCCAGTTGCGCCTGTAGCTCCTGTTGAGCCATTTGGTCCTGTGGCACCAGTAGAACCTAATAAACCTGTAGCTCCTGTAGCACCTACACCTGTAGCTCCTGTTAATCCAGTATTACCAATATTACCTCTTGGTCCTGTGGCACCAGTAGAGCCTATACCTGTAGCTCCTGTAGCACCAATTGGTCCAATTAATCCAGTTGATCCTGTATCACCTTGTGGTCCAGTTGCACCAGTTGTTCCAATTGATCCAGTTGAACCAGTTGTTCCCGTATTACCAATCACACCTTGAATACCTGTGGCACCTTGTGGTCCAGTTGCACCAGTTGTTCCAATTGATCCAGTTGCACCGGTTGCTCCTTCGCCGGTGGCACCTTGTAGTCCAGTTGCACCCGTTGCACCACCCGGATCACCTTGAGGTCCCTGTGGTCCTGTACTACCAATGTCACCTTGAGGTCCTTGTATTCCAATTGGTCCAGTTGAACCTCTTACACCTTGAGGTCCTTGTATTCCAATTGGTCCAGTTGCACCGGTTGCTCCTTCGCCGGTGGCACCTTGAGGTCCAGTTGCACCTTGAGATCCAGTTGCACCAGTTGTTCCTGTATTACCAGTTACACCTTGAGTTCCTTGTAATCCAATTGGTCCAGTTGCACCTTGAGATCCAGTTGCACCAGTTGTTCCAATTGGTCCAGTAGATCCTGTAAATCCTTGTGGTCCTCTAGGGCCCGTAGAACCAAAAACACCAGTTGCACCTGTAGGACCAATAGAACCTGTTTCTCCTGTGGCACCCTCAAGACCAGTTGCGCCCGTTGAGCCTACTGGACCAGTTGAACCAGTTGAACCTATGCCGCCGGTAGCACCGGTGGCACCTGTCGTTCCAATTACACCCGTTGCACCAGTAGAACCTATGCCTGTAGCTCCTGTAGCACCGGTGGTTCCCGTAGCACCACCCGGATCACCTTGAATACCTGTTGCACCAGTTAATCCTGTTGATCCTGTATTACCAGTTGGACCTGTTGAACCTATTAAACCGGTTGCACCAGTATCACCGGTATTACCTCTTGGTCCTGTGGCACCTGTAGAACCTACATTTCCTTGAAAACCTTGAAGTCCTGTTGCACCTCTTAAACCTTGAGGTCCCGTAGCACCGGTGGTTCCTGTAGCACCACCCGGATTACCTTGAATACCTGTTGCACCAGTTAATCCTGTTGCGCCTTGAATGCCTGTAGCACCTACACCTGTAGCTCCTGTTAATCCAGTATTACCAATATTACCTCTTGGTCCTGTGGCACCTGTGGAACCTTGAATGCCTGTGGCACCTACACCTGTAGCTCCTGTTAATCCAGTATTACCAATATTACCTCTTGGTCCTGTGGCACCTGTGGGACCTTGAATGCCTGTGGCACCTTGTGATCCAGTTGCACCAGTTATTCCAATTGGACCTGTTGCACCACCTGGAGTACCTTGAATACCTGTGGCACCTTGTGGTCCAGTTGCGCCTGTTTCACCAACAGGACCAATTTCACCGGTTAAACCTGTTGCTCCAAAAGGTCCAACATCTCCTGTAGCACCCATTTCTCCCGTAGCACCTGTTGCACCACCTGGATCACCTTGAGGTCCAGTTGCACCTGTTGTTCCAATTGGTCCCGTAGATCCCGTAAATCCTCTTAAACCTGTAGCGCCGGTAGAACCTAATGGACCAGTAGCTCCTGTAGTACCCAAGCTTCCTGTAGCACCAGTAGCGCCAGTTGTTCCTGCACCGGTTGCACCAGTCGATCCTATTGGTCCAGTTGCGCCACCTGGATCACCTTGAGGACCAGTTGCACCAGTTGAACCAAATCCACCAGTAGCACCTGTTGCGCCAGTAGCGCCTCGTAATCCTGTAGCACCTGTTGAACCTAAAGATCCTGTAGCACCTGTTGAACCTAAAGATCCTGTAGCACCAGTTGCACCAGTTGTTCCAATTGGACCTGTTGCACCTGTGGATCCCAATACACCAGTAGCTCCTGTGGATCCTGTTGTACCTATAAGTCCTGTAGATCCTGTTAAACCAATTTCACCTTGTAGTCCAGTTGCACCAGTTGTTCCAATTTGTCCAGTTGCACCTGTTGAACCTATTGGTCCTTCAATGCCAGTTGCACCAGTAGATCCTCGTGGACCTATTGGCCCAACAGGACCGGTGGTGCCTGTAGCACCGGTTGTTCCTGCACCTGTAGATCCTGTTGGACCAGTTGCACCAGTTGTTCCAATTTGTCCAGTTGCACCTGTTGTTCCAATTGGTCCAGTTGAACCTGTTAAACCTATTGGACCAGCACTTGATACTTGTCGCCATGTTGTACCATCATAAATCAAATAAATTAAACTCTGACCCACATCCAATACAAGTGTATCATTAACACCTTCAATTGTTTCACCATTTGGATTAATTATAAGATTTCGAACACTCCAATCATTATTAAAAGTTCCAGCATCAGCAATAATAACTGTGTTACTGAGCACGGGTGATGCAGGAAGTGTAATTGTAAAAGATCCGTTTGCAGTATTTGCAAGATACTGTTGATTGAGTGTTACCGTTGTATTTGATGAGATTGTGATCCAAGGCTGATTTTGGCCGGTTGCACCTGTTGTGCCTTGATTACCGGTAGAACCTGTTGCACCTCTAAGTCCTACTGGACCTTGTGGGCCGGTTGCACCAGTTGAACCTAAACTACCTATCGATCCTGGAGTTCCTGTCGCACCAGTCAAGCCTTGAATACCGGTTGCGCCAGTTAATCCTGTTGAACCTTGTGGTCCAGGAATTCCAATTGGGCCAGTAGCGCCGGTTGTTCCTAATTGACCTGTTGCGCCGGTTGCACCGATATCACCGGTTGCACCTGTTGGCCCACCTGAAGGACCTGTTGCGCCTGTTGGTCCAGTTAAACCTGTTGCACCAAGGCCAGTAGCACCTTGTATACCCGTAGCACCTTGAACACCTAACGCACCAGTAGCACCTTGAGCGCCTGTAGCTCCAGGATTTGAACCTAAAGGTCCTATCCAAGCTCCATTAGCGGCAATTACCGGAGTAATGCCAACAGTCAGCCCATTTTTTACTATGAAAAAATTATTTGCGTCACAGCTCAAGGTTCACTATCCCCTTTGTTTTAAAACGTACTTCTATAACTAACTATTTAGTTTAATAGTTTGAGGCATTTCATGAGGATAATTTTTCTTTAACCAATTCAATTGAAGTCTTGCATCATTTCTTTCATACCAACCATTACCAGTGTAAACATTTAAAACAGATTGAAAATATTCCTCATACATTTTGCCAACTTTTTCTAATGTAAAGTTTTCAGCAAAAGCACGACAATTTTTAGGATTAATATTGTGAATATTGTTAGCAGCCCACAAATATTGTTCAAAGGTTCTACAACGATAACCAGTAATTCCATGTATGTTATTTTCTGTAAATGAACCCCAATCAGTTGTAATTGTAGGTGTTCCTGAGAACAACATTTCAACTTGAACTCCACCAAAAGGTTCAACATACATTGATGGCACAAAGGCTGCTTTTGCACCGGACATCAATTTTCTTCGCATCTCAACGTCAGCGTAACCAATTTCAGTAATATGAGCAGGTATCTCTTTATAACCCATTTGAGTTAATGAATTTTGGCCTGCAATAATTAATTTGGCACCAAGTGCTTCAGTTACTTGAACCGCAACATTTACACCTTTACCATCATATACACGACCTAAAAATAAAAAATAATCTTTTTTCTTTTCTTGGAAAGTAAAATCATCAGGATCAAAATAGTTTGGAATAACTGCATCATACCAATCTTGTTTGCAACTACCAACGGCTGTCATTCCATAATAAGCATGGTATATTGCATATGATTCAAATATTTTCCAGCGAGCCCAATGTCCGCCAGCATAACCAATTCCTGGTTCAACACAAATTAAATCTGAATGTGCATCACAAACTGGACGCACACCTGATCCCCAAAAAGGAAGAATAAAATCGTGTTTTTGTTTTCTTTTACCAACCTCCACAATGGCGTTTTTATAGAATGTTTGGTAAGCATGGTCATTGACATCAAATTTATAAAAATTCTTACGCCAGTCATAATCACCATAAGCAATTTCTAAATCTTTATTAGTGGTGACCGTAACATGTTCATCACAAACTAAATCTGAATCTTCGTGGCCGTAGTGTATAATAGTATGGCCTAACGACTTCATCATTTTGCCAAATTTAACTACCTTTTGTGTATAAGCACAAGCATTATATTCTTTTGAAGATACAGTATGTGGTAAACCTAAAATATGAAAACGCATAATAAAATCACCTTTTTAAAAAATTATATTGTGATTAACCTTCTAATCATCTTAACAGTATTTATTGCTTGTGTAGGACGAAAATATAAATTAACCACGTTGTTTGCAACATCAGCATCAAATTGACCAAGAGTAATATCACTTACAAGTTCACCGTATTGAGTCATAAAGGCACAAATTCCATTGTGCATTACCCTTAACTCAATTACTTGATAAAAAGAACCTGATGTTATTTGTATTTCATATTTGGCACTTCGATATGTGTAAATATCAAAATTGTCAACAGCAATTGGATTAGTTGTTGTTGTGTCAAATTGAATAATCGATACACCACCACCAGCAGCTTCTAAAGAGGTGGCAGATGTAATGCGGCCAAACCTATCTACTGTAAAAATAGGAACTCTGTTTGCAGAACCATAAGTTCCAGGACTAACACCCGTATCTGTAAGAGTAAAAGTTCCTGTTTCACCAGTAGTTGTGGCACCCGTACCACCAGTTACAATTGTTGTGCCTGTTCCTGTGCCTGACGTTAAAGCAGATGCAAACGGATTATTATACAATACGGCTGAAGTATTTACTGTTACAGCCAAAGGCTTTGCAGTAGCTAAATCAGTTTTTAATTTTGTTGTGCCAACTATTTGCAATAAAGAATTTTGTGTATCACCAACACTAGAAAAAGTCAAAACGGTTTGATAATCTCTTATAATTGCCAACGAATTTTGATAAAAATTAATATCTCCGTTTCTTCTGGTTGCCAACAAGGTTTGTAGAGAATTAACATCTGTTATAATTGTGTTAATACTAGAAACAGAAATGTTACTGTATGTGTTACCATCTTCAACATACAGAGAATTACCTAAAGTTCTTGAATCTATAATTATTGCGTTACTTCTTGAATCAACATCGTCACGAATATAGAGGCTAGTAAAATTTCCTAATACCGGCACGTTATTTTGTGTTTGATCCGATTTATTGGTTAAGCTTAATACTTGGCGACCAATTGATAGGGCTGTATTTAAATCTGGATATAAAACAGTATTGGCTGATCGTTCAACACCAGATATATAATTTGTGTGTGTTGTAAAATCAGAAACAGCCGTTAATGCATTTATAATTGAAGAATATAATGTGTTTGCTTGTGTTGGAGCTACATTAAAAGTTATTGAACTGATGTTACAGTTTGCAGCCATACCTGTAAGAACAACTGTCATATTACTTAATACAGATGAATATGGATTCTGATAGTAACCTGTTGCTGTTGATGTTGCAATATCATCAACTTGCCATTGACTTAAATTAATTGAAGAATTATTAAGAAAGTTATTCGCACCAGGAGCTAAATCGACATCATCACCAAATTTGGTGGTATCAAAATTATATCCTAATCTATTGTATATACTGGACATATTATGATTCCATTGGTGCGTTTAATGGAGGTGAAGTTGGGAATCCACGGTTTCCAATATGAGTATGCATATTAACTTTTATTCTAAACATTTGTACTGAACCAAACATATCTGAAACCATTGGCGCAAACATTGAAATGCCGGCATCAATTGTTGTACCTGCTATCATATAACCTAAAGTTTCAACAGATTTATTACCAGATACAGAAAGACCTGCTGTAATATTTCCATCTGCTTGAACTGATTGTGATGTGCCTATATCACCACGAACATACAAATCAGCATTTACGTTAACGGTTGAAGCACCCAATGTAATATCACCAGAAGAATTTATTTCCACATCACCGTCAACGGATTGTATTGCATCTCCAGAAACGGATTGATTTACATCACCTTTAACATTTTGATATGCAGACCCATCAATTTGTGTATAAGCATCACCTTTAATATGAAGTGCCGAATCACCCTCAATAGTTATGTTGCAAATGCCTCTAATTAATACGTTTTTATCAGAAGCAATAATTTCATAGCCTTTACCAACAATTTTATGAACTTCGTCACCGTTAGGATGCATCTCAATAAACGAACCTGAACGGTGTTGTATACGAACACGTTCACGAGTTGGTGTATCATCCATTTCAAATGAATGACCTGATTCTGTTTGTTGTATATTATTATAAGAATATATTGGTTGGTAATCAGTATTAGCTGCTGATTCCGGTTCCGTCCATGACATATCGGCCATTATGGTTTCACAATCGTATTTTGAACTGGCACAATAGTTTCTTTATCGGTCAAAGCTAGTTCTGCTGCAATAGCTGATGAGTTCGCTAAAGAAACATTTCCTTCTGTAATATTTTTTTGAATTTCTTGACCTACAGCAATTGCACCAGATATACCACCAAGAGCTTCTTTTAAACAATCTTGTAGAAATTTGGCTATTCTTGCTGGTAATGTAGCAACGTATTGAATTATTTTTTGTAGTTGATCCATTAAATCTTTAACAGCTCCGGCATATTGTTGTATTTTTTTAATAAATTTTTGTATTACTTTAACTTGTGCTTTAATTGTTTTTATAGCACTTCTGATTTCATCAGCAAATGGACTTGAAGATGCACTAGCCCAAAGGCCTTTAATTGCGGATCTAATTGTTTCTACCAATTCACTTGTTTTAAATGCCATTTTAGCAATTTCAAATTTCATATTTACTGAGATGTCACACACATGAGCTAAATTAGCATTGGATTGTGAAATGGCTGTTTTATCAACCACACCTCTAGATAAAGGTGAAAGTGTAGGTTTGCCTGCTTCATATTGAACTTGGCCTGATGGTGGTGTTGCCGGTTTTAAATCACTCTGAGGTGAAAATCCTTTATTTTTATTTGGTACAGCTTCAAGTCCAGGAAAAACACCCATCATTATTGGTGATTGTGATGAAGTTCCGTCAGAGAAGAAACCCATCACATAGTCACCTAATCTAGGTGCACTAAATGATTTTGAATTGTTTACTGGATTAACGGCTGCGGCCCAAGGTAAATCTTTTGTTGGTAATTCTACCAAGTTATCTGTGTGGTGTCCGAAGATACGAACTTTTGCTCGACCCAATTTGGCTGGATCGTTAACATCTTCTACTACACCATACCACCAATTAAATCCATCTTTGCCTATAAAATTATTCATTCTGCCACCGCTTCTTTAAATGCCGTTTGATCTATTTCTTGATAATTATTTGGTACACTATCTTTACTAATTTCAAGAACTGTTTGATATTTATTTGGTTGTATGATATGTCGAACTGCTGTGACCAAATATTTGCCTGAATAAAATTTGTCCAATTGTTTTTCGTTTGTTTCTGGTCTTAGTGACATCAAATTAAATTCAATTGTTCTGCCTACTGTCAAACCTGGATCACCAGGTATTGTTAATTTAACAACAGTATAATTTGCGAGAGCAATTTGTGCCGTTCTATTTGGCAAATATGTTTCTATTGCAATGTTTTTTGCAACTGATCCTGGTATTTCTTTAAAGTAAGCTGCTTCATTTTGGCCAGAATTTGACAAAGCTACTTTTAGTGTTGCATCATATGTTTCATATTGAGTTAACCCCAATCTATTCTTTAACGCATTACTTACTTCACCTTCATTTAATGTAACTGCTTGGTTCTTATACTTTAAATAATCAAAATCGGTTACTTTGTATGACCTTGTTAATGGATCAATTGAAATTAATCTGTTTGCAAATGTGCCAGAACTTATTTCGTTGACTGAATCATAAGTTTTAACAAATTCATAATCCAAAACACTTATTGTTTTTTCTTTAAAAGATTGTTTATCCATGGCAATGTTTTGTGCCTGATACTTGTAAGTAGCATATGGTTCTTCTTTAAACATGGACTGCAATGATCGGTAATTAAACCCATCTTTAGTTTCAAAGAATAACATATCAGCACCAACGGAACCATTATTTGCTGGTCGAGCATAAGTTGACAACCAACTAATCGCTTCAAATGGTTTTAATCGAGGTATAACAAAATCATATAAACCAGTTGTTGATTCAATGTTATTAATTTTGCTGCTAGGCACTTTTAATTTATCAACCAATATGTTTTCTACAATAGTGGATATTTTTTGGCCAGTATACGATTTACTGATTTTAATTTGTTCAGATAACAACAATTCTTCCGAACAGAAATATAGTGTGTATGTTTCAGTATTTAAATTTCCTGCAGGTTTTTTACCTCCAACTTTGTATACTCGAAACAATTGATCATTATTGTTTGATCCATTTTTTACTTTACCAAAATTAACTTCAATGAATTCATTACCTGTTAATTGAAAAAGTTCAATAAATCCTTGAGAATCTGTTACTGTAACATAACCTGAGGCTGTAAAACTATAAAGGTCCTCATAATAGGACATATCAATCATTAAACGTTTTAACTCAAATTTTTGACCACTTGAAGTTAAAAAATTTAAAGTTTCTAATGAATAGTCTTGTGTATAGTAGGCACCAGGAGATTCCACACCTAAAGAAGATTGATCAAATTCTGCCATGTTAAGCCATTAATTTTTTAAACTGTTTTTCCAATTCACCCACATAAATTGAATTTAATAATTTTATATTTCTATACGATTCATTTAAATCTGTTTCGTATTCATAATAAGAAACTGTTTTACGGCTAGTGGTTATAGTAAATGGTCCGGTTGCCATGTTACGTTCAAACACTCCGGTTTGTAAAGTATTATAAGATTGTTGATCAATAATATAATTGTCAATTGTCGTGGTGCTTGTTCTTGAATTAAATTTGGTAATCACTTTTTCATAATGATGAATGGTAGCTTTAGCATTAAAATTATATTTATCTGTGATATAAGATTCTAAAACACTAGACTGCATTGGCCATTGCCATTGTGGGTCTAATATTTGATTTACGTATAAAACAATCCAATAACGATAAGAATCACCATAATATTTGTAAGCAATAATTTCTGGTGTATCTCCTTCTTGGATATCATATGAATAATATACTAATGGATTATTAAGTATGTCGGGAATAACACTACACCTTGCCATCAAATTCACCATTAGTGATGAATTACCACTTGTATCGGTTTTAATAATTTTTGGTAATGTGTCGAAATATTGCATTAATAACCTTCTTTTTCTATTTTTTCTCTTGTAATGAGTTCAACTTCTTTGAAATTTATAGTTACTGTTGTTTGAACTGGTGCACCATCACCAAAAGTTGAAAATCCGTTTGGAGAATAATTGATATCAATACTTTCAATTACACTCTCAGCAACTCGGCCAACATTTTGATTTCTTTTACCATTAAATAAAAATTCTAAATTAAATGTTGACGGAGGTACAAAAAACATACCGGCTGTGCCTTCTGCCAATCGTGGTGCTGCATGTGTTTTTAACATTTTAACAATTTTTGCAACTGTTTCCGCTTCTTTTTTAGAATATGGTGTAAATGTAAATGCCATCTGATATGTTCTAAAATCTATACCATCAAATAATAATTGTTGTTGTGGGTTAAAAGCAAATCCGGCACCCTTGGCCAATAATCTTGCTGGCCCACTGGTAGCAATAGAAGCGATTGCACCAACTGCTCTGCCTATTCCCGGTACCTGAGCAGCAGCGTCAACCAAACTTAATTGTCCGTATGAAGCAGAATATGTAAAAGCCATCGTATCTGGTATATACAATGATATTCCGGCAACAGATTTTTTGGTTGGGTTTTTAATGTTGATACTGTCATTACCTAGAAAATCTTTCAATCCAGCAACCGATTTATCTAATTCGCCACCAAGTGATATTTTTCCACTTTTTATATCGTCAACATAAGATGTAACAGCATTTAATCCTGATTCTAAAGAACTACCAGCATTATTGACAGCACTATTAACAGCACCAAATAATTTATCTTTACCTTTAATAAAACTGCTCTTTACACTTTCATATGTTGCTGGTGTTATTTCATTGATATTAATTACAACAACATGGCCTCTTGTCGATGTCTGTAAATCTCTAGGGTATTGTAAATCGGTTCGACCAAATTTATTTCCAAATAGAGTACCTAATGGACCTTCAACTAAGGCTCCAGGTATGGAAACTCCACCTATAGAATTTGGTATGGAAATAATGGCCATTGAATCCTCTATTAAAAAAGTTATACATAGTATTTATATGGCTTATAATGGACGTTTCACACCTTCTAATCCTCAAAAATACGTTGGGGATCCTAATAATATCATTTATCGCTCTTCTTGGGAGTGTAAGATGATGAATTGGTTCGACAAAAATCCAGATATTGTATCATGGGCATCAGAAGAATTGATCATTCCTTATAAATCTCCAAAAGATGGCCTGTGGCATCGTTACTTTCCAGATTTTTTGATTAAAGTTAGAACCAAAACAGGAGTGTTGAAAACAATGTTACTTGAAGTTAAACCTAAGAAACAAACAATCACTCCTGAAACTAAAAAACGATTGACAAAACAATACATAAATGAGGTGGTTACATATGGAATCAATCAAGCCAAATGGAAGGCCGCCACGGAATATTGTTTAGATCGTGGTTGGGAGTTTAAGTTAATAACAGAAGATCATCTAGGACTATAGACTAAATAATACAATGGGATCTAAACTTACACAATTAGCCAAAGAAAGAACAACTGCTCAATTGCAAATAATGAGCCGTGATTCTCTTAAATGGCTAACCACAAAGATTGCTGAGTTGAGAAATCCTTCAGGAATACCATCAACAATCAATAACGAAGCTTTTAGAAAAAGAAATCGTTTTGTGACTGGTGGATTATATTATTTTTATTATGATCCTAAAACGAAAAAAGACATACCATATTATGACCGCTTTCCTTTGGTTTTGGTATTGGAAAAATATAAAGATGGTTTTCTCGGTTTAAACCTACATTATCTACCGGTAAAATACCGAATCACGCTTTTGGATAAACTGATGGATTACGCCATCCTTGACGGCAATAATGATATTATGCGTATGAGAGTCAGCTACGATATTTTAAACGCCTCCAAGCGTTATAGAGAGTTTCGGCCATGCTTGAAGAAGTATTTACATGGTCATATTCAGTCAAAAATACTTGCCGTACAACCAAATGAATGGGATATTGCGGCATACTTGCCTATTCACCAGTTTAAAAAGGCTTCGGTAAATGAAGTTTGGCAAGATTCATTAGAAGAAATAAGGAAAAGTTAAATGCCAGGTACCATTAACGATTTTAAATCCAGTTTCACAAAAGACCTAGCGAGAGCAAATAGGTTTGATGTGAACATTCCTATTCCTTTAACTTTAATACCATATATCAAATCGGCTAGAAATTTAGTGTACCGTTGTGAGAATGCTAATTTGCCAGGTAGAAGTTTAATGACAGTAGAACAAAAAATTGGATCTAATCCTGTTGAGAAGTATCCATATCTGACTGGTTATAACGACATGGATTTAACTTTTATTGTTGATGGTGATATGCAACAAAAAATATTCTTTGATGCTTGGATGAATTTTATTAATCCAACATACAATTATAATTTTAGATACAAGGGTGATTATTCCACGACAATACAGATTAATCAATATGATGTAGAAAACAAAGTATCATATTCTGTTAATTTGTTTGATGCGTTTCCAATTTCAATGAATCAATTAGATTTAGATTGGTCATCCGATAACCCACACAAGCTTTCAGTAACTTTTGCATACACTCGTTGGAGTAATAATTCTCTACAATCATTTGGTATGGAATTGGTCGATGCTGGCTTGGCCAATTTTTCTGATGTGGTTGGTGGTTTAGGTGGAAACGCTCAAGGTGCTGTAAGTGCAGCTGGTCAATCAATAGTGAATAACATACAAAGAAGTATTTTTAAGTGATTTTATAAGGAGATAAATTATGGCTTTACCAAAACTTGATGTGCCGACATATGAAATAGAATTGCCGTTATCTAAAAAGAAAATTAAATACAGACCATTTTTGGTTAAAGAACAAAGAAACCTTTTGATGGCAGTTGAATCGAATGAAACATCCACAATTCACCAAAATGTAAAAGATATCCTTTATAATTGTACCTTAACGGAAGGTGTCGATATTGAAAAATTACCCATCATTGATGTTGAATATTATTTTGTTAACTTACGTGCTAAATCAGTAGGTGAGGTTGTTGAATCAAAATATAAGTGCAATAATGAAGTTGAAGATAAAGTATGTGGTAATTTAATGGAAAAAGAAATCAATCTATTAGATTTACAGGTTGAACGCAAAGAAGGTGTTTCTGATGAAATTCAGTTGACCGACACAATCTCAATCAAATTAAAATATCCAGAGTTCAACATAGTTCAAGATTCATTGAAGTATAATAATATTACTGAAACCACATTTAATATGATTGCCAGTTCTATAGAGTATATCTATGATGGTGAACAATTCTATTACTCAGCAGAAGCACAACCAGGTGAAATGTTAGAGTTTGTGGAAGGCATGAATCAATCACAGTTTGCCAAGGTAGAGAATTTTTTTAATAATTTGCCAAGTTTAAAACAAACAGTTGAAATTGATTGCTCAAAGTGTGGGTTTCACCATAAAATAGAAGTAGAAGGCCTAGAAAATTTTTTCGGCTAATTTTTCGTCATGACAATCTGAGTAATTATTACAAGACAAACTTTTCATTGATACAACACCACAAGTATAGTTTGTCAGAGCTTGAAAATATGATGCCTTGGGAACGGGACATTTACGTTTCTATGTTGATTGCGTATATTGAAGAAGAAAACCAAAAGATACGAGAAAGACAAAGAAAAAAGTAAATGGACTATTTTAAAGCCAAAGACATCAGAAAAAAAGGTTTAATGTCTATGATGACCGAAAGGTTATCATCGGGTATGGGCACGGGTGCTGCCATTGGAAGTTCCATTTCTGATAGAACAAAAGCAACTTTTACCGGCATTAAACAACGCTTTGATCCACTAAACATCGCCAGAGTTGTAACTGGTGGTTCTAAATTTGCACCTGCTTTTCTTGGTGCTTTAACAGGAAGAAGTAAACGAGATATTGGTTTTTTTACCGGCAAAAAGCCACGAGATTATCAAGGAATAAAAAGTTCTTCTGTTGATTCTGGATCTGTAGTTCAATATCTTGGTCAAATATATGATTTGTTTGTTAAAATTGAAAACGATAGAAAATTAGAATTAGAACAAAGAGAAAACCAACAAGAAGAAATTGAATCTGAAGAAAATCGTAGAAATCAGGCCCTCATTGAAGCGTTGACTACCAGAAAAAAAGCTAAGCCAACAAAAAAACAAACAAAAAAATTAGATGATGCCGGTAAAGAGATCGGCAAACAAAAAAAGAAAACTGATCAGTTAGATAAAGCCAAAGGAGAACCCGTTACACCTCCAAAAGAAGTAACTAAGCCAACTGTATCTGCACCTAAACCTACACCCACAGCACCAGCACCTAAACCTACACCCACAGCACCAGCACCTAAACCTACACCCACAGCACCAGCACCTAAACCTACACCCACAGCACCTAAACCACCTACTGCTGGCAAAATCGGTGGTGCTGCAATATTGGTTGGCGGTGCACTTGCTGGTACTGCCGCTTTAGTTGGTAAAGAATCTCTTGCGGCCAACATATCAAAATATGAAAGCGGCAAAGCCGGTTATAATGCGTACAACAAAGGTACTGTTGGTAATAAAATGATTCCGTCAGATAAGCCTATTGATTTTAGTAACATGACCATCTCTGAATATTTGAGGCGAGGTGCATTAAAACAAGGTGATCCTGATAGACTTTTTGCTGTGGGTAAATATCAAATAATTCCTGGTACTATGAAAGGTTTAATTGAAAAATTAAAAATAGATCCAGAAACAACTTATTTGGATCCAGCCACACAAGATATGTTATTTGCTAATGGATTAATTGGTCAAAATCGAAAAAAAGTAGATGCATATGTAAAAGGTCGAAGTGATGACCGAGATGGTGCAATATTAGAATTAGCTAAAGAGTTTGCTTCTGTTGGTATACCATATGATATGGACGTTGGCAAGAAAAAATTAAAAAAAGGTGATTCATATTATTCTGGTATTGGGGGTAACGTAGCTCATAATTCTCCTGAACAAGTAGGTGCCGCATTAGACGCTGACCGATTAAAAAATATGCAAGGTAATAAATCTACTGCTGTTCCGCCTGTATCGTCAGGTAATAAAATTGATTCAGAAACAAAAGAGAACATGGGATTAAAGAAATCTTTTCAGGAATCTCCAGCAACCAGTAAAAGTGTAAATAATACCAATATAAGTAATAAAACAACGGCCAGTAATGTGCCAGAAAAAGAGGATGATACCAATCCTCTGATTAAGAAAGCTAGATCAACATGAACTATCAAGAAGCCAAAAAGATAAGAGAAAAATCTTATATTTCATATCTGACTGAAAAATTGTCGGAAGGTCAAGGCGTAGGTTCAGCCATAAAAGCAACACTATCTGATAAATCTAAAGCAAGGTCTAAAGGTTTTAGTGAGAAATTTGATCCATTAAATATTGCCAAGTTTATGACCGGTGGTTCTAAATTTGCACCTGCTTTACTTGGTAGCATGCTCGGTAGAACCCAACAAGATATTCAATATTTTTCTGGTACCAAAAAAGCAAAAGAAGTTGGTGCTACAGCCACAAAAATAGACACGTTGGATTCTGATAATAATGTGATGGATATTCTTTCTAAGATATACACATTACTAAAAACAACAAACGACAATGATACTGAACGTAGAGCAAGAGAAGGCAATTTTAAAGAAGAACAAAGCAACAAAGGCCGATAATGGTTCTGGTTTATTATCAACTATTTTGGGAATAGTAACTGGTTTGATTGGTGATGCGATCAAAGGTGTTATGTCAGTTATTGATGGCATAAGCACTCTGATTAAAGGTGTGTTGTCGGCATTTAGTTTGGGTCCACTTGGACCTTTAAAACTTTTAGCAAAATTAGGTACTTTTTTGATTAGTCCTCTTGGATTAGGATTGATGGGTCTTGCAGCCGGAGCAATTACCGCATGGGCGTTTTGGAAAATGTTAAAAGATCCTTCTGGTTATGAAGCCGCAGATTCTGATTTAAGTAAAGGCCTGAATCAAGCAGAAAAGGTTGGTGGTTTAGCTGGCGTTAAAGATGAAATGGATCGTCAGAAAAAATTACCTGAATATGACAGAACAATGGCAGAAATAAAAAATTATCAATTCAGTTATAATGAAAGTGAACCATTAAACAACGTTCAATTGAAAGGTTTTGCCGAAAGAGGACCCGGTGCTCTAGAAGCTGTTGAAGATTATAAAATGGAAAGAGATAGAGTAAAGAAAGAAATTCTGACATTAAATCAAACTGCCACACCAGTTGACACAACACCACAAGCGGTGACACCAACAGAAACACCAGCACCAAGTGAACAAATGTCCAATCCAAAAACAACCAGTAAACTAAATGCCGTAACCAGTGAAAATTTAGAATTGAATTTACCAAGCACACCAGAATCGGTTACGACTGCACAGATTACAAACAATACGAATATCAGTTCAACCAAGAGCCAAAAACCAAAAGGTCCTATACCTTCTGTGAGGAATATGGAAGATTCCTTTCAGAGAATGCTATTAAGTAGTTTACGGGTTGTATAATAAAAAACCCACCATAAAGGTGGGTTTCTTTTAAGTAAAAGAAAATTAATTTTCTTCAGCAAGTTTACTAAAATATGCCATATCATCATCTTCAGAATCATCTTTAAATGGAGAATCTTCTGCAACAGGTTTAGGTGCAGGCTTTGCTTTGGCTTGTTCTACAGTTGTGCGTGGTGCTTCACCATTAAGACCAAGAACTTTATCTAAGCGTTGCTTCAAAGCATCATACGACTTGAATTCACCATCTTTTAAGAGTTCCTGTAGAGAGTGTTCAGACTTCCAAATCTTCTCTAGTTCTTCATCGTCATTCAGCAAAGCAGCAGGCGATTCGAATTCAGATTTATCATAATTCTGATAACCTTCAACTTTACGGATCTTTAACTTAAAGTTGGCACCTTTCCACATATCAAATGGGTTAATTGCTTGTTCATCTTCAAATTGTGGATTCATGGCTTCTGAAATCTTATCAAAAATCTTCTTGCCAAACTTAAACAAAAATACTTTACCTTCATTTTCTTTATTTGAAGGATCAGATACGATATAAACGTTTGCAATGTAATTTAGTTTACGTTTTTGCTTACGGACAATATCTTTATTTGCTTCAATACCAGAATTCCATAATGAGGAATTATGTTCACAAACGGGACATTGTTGATTGAGTGTGGTTAAACAATTATCAATTAACCATCCACCTGGACCTTGAAATCCGTGTGAGAAAATCTTCACCCATGGTAACGCATCATCACCATCAACTGCTGGTGCTGGGAGGAAACGAATCGTTGCCATGCCATTGCCAGATTTATCTACGGCTGGGCGCCAGTAGTTATCTGATTTATCGTTGCCTTCGGATGAGGTATTAAGTGCCTCGATTGCTTTAGATAGTTTGTCGAGGTTGCCAGATTGGCGTTTGAGGTTCGCAAATGAACTCATAATTTACTTCCTTTCGTATAAACGGTGTATAAACGGTGTATTAAAAACGACTTGTCCACATACTTCTCATAATATAGTAATATTTATCCAATGTCAAGTGTACATCTTCAAAATACCGATGGTAGTAATGGCGTCCGTGTGAAGTATACCAATACCACCTTCAACTCGCCATTGGTCGATGTTCTGTGGTGTATCATCAATCAATAGTGAATTCGAATTAGAAAAATCTCTCTTAAATCTTTTACCTGGAACCAAGTTCACAGGAAACTCAATGTTTTGGTTATTCAACCATTCAATCTTTTGTTCCCGAATCTCTGCATCCCGTTTCTCAGAAGAAGTGGAAGAAAGAATCTCTGTTGGTACCTTTAATGACCTGAGATAGTTAATTAACTCGATAGCATCAGGCATCAAGTTCAATGTAGCAAACTGCCTTTCAGCAATGAACATGGTGAAGAACTTGTCAAAGGTTTTATAGGTGTCGGCCTCTTTCGGTTCAATTTTGTACAATTCCTTGTATCGTTTATTGAAATCGGCAATCACACCATCCATGTCCAAGTAAATCTTGGTAATCTTATGCATATTCTTTAATCTTTTCTTTCAAAATTTGTTTGAACTTTTCTTTATCATAATGTAGAAATGGTTTATATTTCACACATTTAGTTTTAAAACTAGGCCAAACAATATCATCATATATTTCTTTTTCCCACATCGGGAAAAAATTCATCAGGTCGTTCAAAATGATAAGTGTTTCAAGTGTTATATCTCCTTGTGTAGTATACTGCATTAACTTAGGAAATTCATTGTTTCTTACCACTAATAAATCATTTGGATTTTCTACCTTATCCAATAATACAATTATATCATTTTCAAAGGTATATGTCAAGCTTTGTTGAGTTTTTTGCCACTTGGTATAATTCTCGTCACCATCCTGAAGTAAATCACCTACCCAATCACCTTTGCCTTGTATAAAATTGGCAATATAAAAGTTCTTGAGTTCTTCTAAATCATATTTACGAGATAGTTTATAGAATTGGTATTTTGATTTGTTGGTAGTAAATGTTTGCTTAGATACATTTGTTTTTCCGTTGTATCTAAAGTAATCATAAGATTCGGAAGTAAAATGTAACTTCAAAGCATTCCATAAAGCATATGCGGCAAAACCGGTATTCTCCGTCATAATTTAAATTGGCAATCTGGATGTTTTCTTCAACATATTATTATCTTGAGCCTCTTCTTTAATCTTTGATTTAAGTGCGGGTGAGATTAATGTTGCGGCCACTTCAATTTCCAAACCAGTTTCTTTGCAATGGTGGCAGATAGCGTCCATATAACCTAAACGATTTTCTATCACCAAATTTTCAATCATCATACTAAATTTTTTAATTTCTTCACGATTAGGCATAATTTAAATTCTACTGTAAAATATATGATTACCTATTTTCGTTACAACCTTTTGTTTATTCCAGCCAGGATTTACATAAACTGCATGGTAATACAATGCGTTTGTTTCTGCTATTTTATCATGTAAAACTGAAACTGTCAATGCTCTTTTTGCAATTAAATGAGATTCTTCCCATCTATACCGATCATGAATGTGTACCATTTCTTTGACCATACAAGTCCATGAAAATTGACAGCTGTATATACTATTGTTAATACTGCTAATACTACTGCTAATGTGTTAAACTTCTGTGTGTTAAATTTAAACATCTTTCTTCCTTATTGATTGCGGCGGCCAAACATCTGACCGCCTTGGTCTCCAATTACGAATTTGTTTTCGATTTTATTTTAACTTCAGGTTGTGGAGTGGTTTGAGAAACGAATTGATTGAGAGCTTCCGCTTTCTTTACAATTTCATCTTCTGTGGGGAATGCCGGTAAGGCGGGGTAGTCAGGTGATGTTGTACCAGCAATTTTAGCTGCATCGACCTGTGTATGCCATTGCTGTTGTAGAGCATCACGTTTTGTGTGATAGTCATCAGTTAACATATCTTTGGCCATTTTTAAGAGTTCTAGCCGAATCTCATAAGGTGTCATACTCATTTACTTCTCCTTGTGTGTGTTTATGTGTATTACCAGCGGTTTGTGTGATGCTGGTGATTTATTTATCCAGGTGATTCTGTTGCTAAGTTCACCTGGCGAAACTCCGCTTACCTATTAGGCAGCAAGTGCATACTTATCGTTTGCGTTTAATTTAATTAGTGATTACGCCTTCTCTGGCGATTCTCCATTGTTCTAATTATTGCCATGTCGATTCTAAAACACCCCCATCAGAAGTATATTGCCACTTTTGTGTTTGCTACCGAAAACTCGGTTCGTCAATATACTTTTGGTGGAGGTGGTGGGAATCGCACCCACGTCCACAACAACTTTCAAACAACTTCTACGAATTAGTTTAATACAAAAAGTATTGTTAATACACCTACAGCAAATGCACAGGCGCCCATGTAGAAAGCAAAACTTCTTACTTTATATTCTTTTACACAATCTTTGTTAGGCATTACAGTATCCTTTCTAGTAACCAAATAACAAAAAGAAAACTTAAACCACCAGCCAAAAATTTTAAAGCCCCGTACTGTCTTTCGTTCTGCTCGGGAGTGCAGAGTTTTTTCCAATATTTGTTCATAGTGTCCTATTATAAGTGTTTATACTTATATAGGCAACCAGCTTAATTAATATTTACCACTTTTCTCATAATATGAAATGGCATTGACTAGGCCTGTGATATGGTCCTCGGTCTTTTGTTTGAATACGATAGGACTCGAATCCTCAACGGCCATGACGATAACCAAATCATGGATAGGTTGACCAATCAACTCCTCATACATCAAGGCGTAGGCAGATGTTTGCCAGAAGTAATCTTCAATGTCCTCATGGCTCTTAATTTTTTTGGATGTTTTAAAATCAATTACCGAAAGCACACCATCGAACTCAGCAATACAATCCACTCGGCCTGCCATCTTTAATTGTGTGGACCATAATGCTTGTTCTTGGTAATGAATATTGTTAATACGATTTAAATGCGGTTTGATTGATAAAAACATTTCATGTGCATCGGGCATAATATTACCTAATGATTCATTGTTTAAATATCGTTCACACAATGTATGAACATTTGTACCACGAGAAGTTGCTTTTTTGGTAATGGCATTGGCAACATCTTCACCCACTTTGTTGCGCCATGCCTGAAAAATATGTTTCTTTTGAGCACCAATGACTGTGGTGACCGATGGTAATTTTGTACCATCAGGTAGTTTATAAAACCGTTTACCATCAGGAAATGTTTCTGATGGTAGGTCTTGTAATACTTTTGGTGGGCAGTAATTAAACATTACCATTTTCCTATAGGGCATTTTACAAAAGGTAAATTTACTTTAATTGGCATATAACAATGGCATTGTGTGCATATTTTTATTTTAACTTTATAATTCTCACAAGTATTGCATATGTCTAATTTTGTATTTGCATTCATTTTACGTTACGTTATAGTTGGTTACATATTTCTCTTTAATAGCTTCAAAGAAGTCAATATCTTCTTGTGTTAGCTCCGCTTCTTCTATATCTTGCCTAAATTTTCTGGTGAAATCTTCTAACTGTTGAAATTCACCTTCATACTTAAAAAACTTTGTTATTTTTTTAGTATCGTAAGCATCCATTATAATATGATATCTAGGCTCATCGGAATCATTTCTAATTTGATGCCACAAATTCACCCAAACAATGTATGCTGATCCATCGGCCGGCATATGTAAATTTTTTCCTTGACATATATGAACACACTTTTTGTTTGTCCATAATGGTATGTGTATTCTGGCCATATAATCTGTTGTTTCAGCATCTTTGTGCACCAAGCTCTTACAATGAGGCTGTAAACAAGTTATTCTTACTCGCCTTGGTTCAAATCCCAAATCTTTCAATTTATCTACAACCTTTTTAATTTCTCCGACACAAGCTTGAGTTGGTCTATCGTGCTCCAAACTGTGAGCAATATTAAAATGTTTGTACGACTTCATAATCAATTCTCTTGTCGGTAGAAAATTTTCTAATTTTAATCCATGTTCATGCTGAACAACTTCCCAACCATCTTTCCAATCACCACGCCTACTCAAAATACTCCAACCACCAAACCCATGATAATTTTGTGTTTCAAATTCTTCACCTTGAACAACTTGATCACCTAGAGGAAAAACACTTTCTTCTACTTCTTTTCTTAATTTTTCAATATCAAATTGAATATCTAATTTTTCATACCACATTTTTTTGTTTTTCTTTCATTTCTATAAAATTGTTCAATAGATTAGTTGAAAATGTTTGCATATCGGTAGACAATGAAATTCTCATATTTTTAGATTTATTAACATCTACAGAATGTAAAACATATGATGGAAAAAATACAAGTTTTCCTGGTTTCGGTATTATTTTTTTAAATTTAGCTCCATTAACATTTTTATAAACCTCTTTGTCCCAATCTACACCACCACGGGGATCAATTAATAATAGGTCACCACAATCATCATCTGTTTGTATATAGTATGTTGCTGTTATTTTACTACCTCCATGATCATGTATTGCCATGGATTGTCCAGGTAAACTATAGTTAACCCAACCTCTTGTGTGATGAAATTCATATTCATCATAATTTTTTGCAACATAATCATAAGTAAGTTCTGTCACCATTTTAATTATATAATCATTTAATGATTTTACATAAGGTGTATTCATCACCCATATATTAGAATCTTTGATATTTTTAATTTTTTCATCTGTGTAAAAATATTTCAATTCACTTAATAAATTATCATTAAATTTTTCATCAAAATCTGTTTGTATTTCCCACACCGGTGTCACCCACCAATCATTACGAATTATATTCATAGACATCCAGTTTCTTTTAACATCTCACACACCGATTCATAATTATGTTTTCTTGTGCCTAAAGTTACGGCTTTTCTAAAAGGTTCTTCTTTATCCGATTCGACACTATGAATTTTCTTAACATTTAATACCCAAACTTCCATTGGTTGTGCCACGAAACTACCAACTTCTTTTAATTGCTCTTTTTTGTATATGAATCCATTTGTTTGATTTTTTATTTGAAATATCTGCAAATCATCTACCAAAGGTTCATAATATATCGTTTTACAGTTATCAGTTTCAATGTAAAAATTAATTGTGGTTAATATATCACTATCTGTATGTGGTGGTATATTTCGATTGATGGTCATAACAGTTAAATAAAAATCTTCCCAATATTTTTTAGGTAAAATCTTATACATTATTTCGGGTTCAGGTGACCATATCTTTTTATAATCTATACCTTTATTATCAACACCCGTAAACGTATTCAACCCCTGTGTAACGGCATATATGGGTTTAGAAAACTCATAATTTAACTTTGTGAACATTTCCATTCTTTAATTTTTTTCATTCGACTGGCCCAACTTTTTAATATTACAGTATTATTGGTGTTTTTGTCAACCACCTTTCGTAAATCGGTAGATAAAGATATACGTAAATCATTTGATTTATTCTCCGTTACACCATGAAGAACATATGATGGTGTAAAGACCAATTTACCTTCAATAGGTTTGATTCTTCGTTCTTTCACTACAGGCGTACCGGTTAAAGTGGTGTTTTTCCAATCAATTGCGTTGGAACTGTCAAATAGTACCAACTCTCCACATCCTTCTGGTGCTTGTATGTAATATGTGGCCGCAATAGCGGATTCTGTATGGCCATGTACTTCTAAACCTTCTCCCGGTTCATGCACATTAACCCAGCCAAAGAAGTGCTCACAACCTTTAAGGTTTAACATTCTGATTTCTGGAATTTGTTGGGTTATTGTTTTTGTAACAATATCAATAATTTCTTGTTTGATAATGTTTAGATTGGGCTTGTCATAATCCCATATGCTGTCTTTTGGTTTTTTATCTTGGCCAGTGGCGATGCCATAACCTATACTATAAATTTCGTCTAGTAGTTTTTTATTGAATTCTGCATTAAATTTTGTTTGAACTTCCCATATTGGAGATTTCCAAAATAAGTTTTGCGCATTTTGATACCAGTGAAACTTTTCACGGTCATTCAGTTGTTCTATTTGATTTCCACTCATCATATGCCATAATCAAAGGTTGTGCTTGCTCACGATTAATTCGAACTTCTGTACTCATTTCCGAAGCTGTGTTTGCTGTCTGCCATGGTGTGCCTTTGATGTGGTCCAATATCGGGTGATTGCCAGCATTTAATAATTCGGACAACACATTCACATGAGTTGTTAACATGGTAAAGACGTTTGCACGTTGTTCTTCAGGTAAATTTAGTATTGCATTGAAAAAAATATTGTTGAAGTAGTAATCAACATACTCATGCAATAAATCTCTCTCGATGACGATTTCATTTTCATTCATTGTATTTTTTCCTTATGAATAATTTATTATTAAATAATTTAACTATTTTAGAATAAATTTCTGCTGAGTAATATGTTCCCGCAAATGTAATCCAAATAAAATATACGGTCAATAAACCAACTGGTTTATTTTTATTTGGTAACTTACCTACCAAACGGCTAATTGGTCGACCAACACGCATCAATATACGGCCAATATCATTATCTCTATTCACAATATTCATAATATAAGCCATATGTTGCGACCAAGGAGTTGCTATACGGTGAGCCCACTTAATAAATTTTTGTTTTTCAGCTTTTTTACGTTCATCTTTGGACATCCAAAGCATAAAGTCCGGAGATTTGCCTTCCATGCCATCAACAATAACTTGAGCCCAACGAATATAACCAGCATAAACTTCTGGATCATTTTCTCTCAACCAATTACCATATTTTTGGTCAGCATAAAAAATATCATGGGGCATCATACCGAGTTGATATAATTTATGACAAATAATTTTTGAACAATTACAAGCTTGAGCATAACATTGAAAACTTGTACAATTATATGTTGGTGGCGGTTGTTGATTACAATTTCCTGTTTGTAACCATGATTGGCTATCACAATTTGCACAATTAATAGCTCCACAATTAGCACACACATGGCAATTTTGACTTTGATCACCGCATCCACAATTACAATTTGATGGGTCAACTACAGGACAATTTCCTGAAGCGCAGTTTTCACAGCAATTATTAATTCCCGTGCCGTTGCAATTTCCTGCAGTATTTTTTTGAAAATAACTTAGGCCATAAAATCCAGCCATATTAGGAGTACCTGGTCGTATAGACGGCAACACTAAATTGTTTAAAAAATTTAAATCACTAGAATATGTTGATGATTGACCAATTTCTTGATTAATTTGCGATACGGATATTGGTCCAGATGATGGTAATGTCATTTTTACGTCCTAATCTTTATTATTCAGTATTTATATTGTTTCTACTTTGGATTTTCCGTAAATTTCGACACCTTCAATCACACCAATCTTCTCACTAATTATTTTGATAGGTATAATTTTCTTTTTCAAATCTTCCTTATGTTCGTAAATTGTACCAAAAATATCTTGCCTTTCGAGTGGTAGACCATCACCTTTTATGAGTGTTGGTATATAACCTGTTATATCCTGTATAGCTAAAACAAAAAATGGTATGTTATCCGAATATGAATTTGCACAAGATATGTCCCAAAATTTTTCATCCAAAAACATACAGGCACCCTTACAAATATGTAGTACAGGACAACCAGAACATTCTTTACGGTTCGACCAATGTGTTGATGATTTAATTGATACATTATCATAATCTTCTAATGTACCTCCGTGATGCGACTCGCCATTTTTTGACATTTCAAGAGAACTTACGTTTTGGCACGTCATTACATTACCACGCAAATCTACAGCTAAAGCTTGTTCTTCATCCATGCCACATTTTTGACCTAAAAAATCCGATTTTCGGTGAGCAAGAACACTTTTGGTAAATTGAAACGTTTTTTCTTTTGGAATAGTGAATCCAATTTTGCCGCCTGTGGAAAATATGTCAGCAAAAGCCGTTCTTCGATATTCAAAATGGTCTTTTTTTGTTAGTAAAGAATTTGAAATTCCTTCTTCATCGTAAGCATCTACGATACCTCCTTCACCTAGTGTTACAAATTCATCACCAGTTAAATTCACAAACCATTCATAAACTTCTTTACGACTTCTATTTTTTGCGTTCATCATAGGATTAAAACTTATTACTTTACCCAAACGTTTCATCATTCTATAAAAACCCAATATTCTTTCTTTTTGTTCAGGATCGTCAAACGGATCTGGCCCACGAACTGATTGACCAGGTCCATCATGTGAAATGGCCACATCAAAATCATACATCATCAACCAATCAATAATATCATCTGTAAGAATAGATCCGTTTGTAATAACAGAAAATCTTGGTTTTCTTTCCCAATTCTCAAATTTTTCTGCCAACAATTCTGCTAGTGGTTTCATTGTTTTCCAATAAACAAATGGTTCACCACCCCAAAATTCTATTTTCAATCCTTTACTTTCATCAAATTCTAAAACTTCTAATTTTTTCATAAAAGCATCAATGTCTTTTTTAGATGTTTCAGGCATACGTTCAACAAATTTTTGTGAGCAATAATCACAAGAATAATTACAACTTAATCCCATTTGAATTTTAAGTGTTGTGATTAACTTTGATTTCTTTAAAGGATTGTTTTTATTAAATGCTTTATATGGTTTTGTGTATTCTTTAGGAATTTCAATTGGTTGCGGATATTCATATACGATACCATTGGCGTCCTTTAAAATATTGCTCATGTTATCATAATAAAATATTTTCTTATCATCTTTTGATTTTTCAGCGTGTATTTCAAATAACATTATTTTTCCTGTAATCTTTTAATTGGTCGACTTCTCTTTGTAACTTTATATATTCTATCAATTCCTGCCGAATTTTTTCCTTGTTTTGATATTCGTAATATAGCCGCTGTTGTTTTGACATCATTCTTTTTTTGCTCATTAAAACTCCTATCGTTATTATTATATTTTGGAATTTTAGAAGCGGATTCTACAGGATTAACTTTGTCATTATCTGGCCTCCTGATGTTAAGTAGAAGTGGAAGTTGATTGTTCACTATTACCATTCTCTAGGCAACTTTGTCTTGTGTGATTTGTGTAGTGTATTTCCTGGTACCGTATCTTTAATTCGTTGTATGACACCTTTCTCAAAGGCAGAATCGGCAGTTTTGGTACGAGGAACATTCATACGACCCACGTCACCAAAAACTGGTAGGTTCTCGGCTGAATGGTATCGTTGTAAATGTGGATTTGATTGTATGAATTCATCTAACACCGTATATGACATACGGTGTTCTTCGATTGTGTTTGTTTCTTTATTTAAAAAATCATAGGTTGGCATTAACTATACTCATGGGCAAGTGATTCATTCATTTTTCGAAACCATTCTTTCATAAAGACTGGTACTTCTCTTTTATTTATCTTACCTTTCCATGACCAAAGATGTGATTTATTCATACGATAATAGTTATGATAGGATTGTAATGAATTATTCGGCACTTTACACTCATCTGGCATGGCAGGTGTGGGGCCAGTAAATGAACCAATTGGACAATTATCCGGTACACGAGCCAAGTCAGGTATCAATCGTGCCGTGGCATGAACTTTACCATAACGATATGTAAACTCTTTAAGTAGTTCACACCACATATTATAGAGCCAAGTATAGTTGGCCTTACTTTGGCGAACCCATATGGCTGATGGATGGTTCATCATCGTAGGCTTCATCAATCGTTCTTCACGTTCATCTGGCAGGCGCCACCGTTTGATATTACGATTATTGGTTGTTTTACCAAGGTACATCTCACCATCAAGAACTCGGTGTGCAGTAGAAAGTAACTGAGCATACTCGATTACCATTTTACAAACATGGCGGTCAACGTGCATTTCAGCACACTTCACAGGATTATGGTCAAGATAAAATATATTCATAGCATTCTAATTAAACCAATAGTATCAATAGTAGTTAACAAGATGTAGTTAGCAAGCATCCCAAATGATTTCCGAGTATAACTAGCCCAAGCATACAGAGCACAACCAGTAATCCAAACAGGATATAAAACAAGTAACGGTGGGTTCGGAACGGTAAGTGCCATAGTAATAGAGCAACCAATACTAATAGCCCAAGCCAACAACTCAACAATAAAACGGAAACGACCACTTCGCCAGTCATCACGAATCCAATCAAAGAGATTATAAAATAAATCGTTCATCAACACTCATCAGATCGAATCAGACTTTTTTTACCATTAAAGATAGAATCTAAATCATCGAGATCAACTTTTTGAATTGGCTCAATTTGGCTGAGAGATTTCGATTCTTCTACAATTTCTAAATTACCATCGATGTGATATCCACATCCTTTTAAAAAAGTTTCAAATTCACCAATAACGCCATGTAAATGATCGGCATTAAACTCAAACGTTTTTTTGGTGACAATTGCATCAGCAAATGGCATTGGATCATCTTCACAAATAAATGTAAATCTGCTCATAGTGTTGGAATCTCCAACGGTTTAGCGCTACCTTTAAGTGCTTTAACACGTTTTGCAATATCTTCACTTGAAACGGTTTGCATAGCGAATTGTTTGAATTCATCATATTCATTTTTTACTTTTAAAATACCGCCATGTAGCAAAAATAGTGCACAACCACCGGTACTCAAAGGAGCAACTTCACTAACACCATCCAAATTAATAATTACTTTACATTCTTTTTCTACTGAATCCACTTCAACAAATAAAGACATCACACTTCTCCTTTTTCAGATTTATTTTCTTTTAGTTTGGCCAATTTGGCACGTTTTTCCAACACTTCAGCTTCAATCATCATGTTTTTCCAATGGCCTCGTTTATCTGATGGCATCAGAGCAAGCATACGTTTTGTTTCTTTACTTAATTTAAAATCCCCGTTTGTTTTCATTTACCTACCTTTTGAATTACTTCACTTTTATCACAATCTTTAACACGAACTAATAATGTATCGGTTTGATTTAGTGGTCGAACAAAAAAACATTCACCCTTAACAGACCAAACTAATTTATTTTGAATGCTCCCATCAAAGTTACCATTGACAGGTGAATTAATAAAATATGGAGTGTAATAGAATGTTAAACCAAACACAACAACTGCCACAAAAAACAAAGTTTTATTTGCTTGTAACCATTCATTAATTTTTTTAAACATGAAACATTCCTTGAGTGTATAATACTAACATTATACTAAAAAACACAATTAAAGTCAACAATATTATGGTAATCATTGTGTGCATTTAGTCCATCCCAATCAACCTTTGGTCCAGTATAATTTTCGTCCCAAGGCAACTTATCACCACAATCGGTGTAATCAAAGAATTTGGATTCCGGATCATCAGCAACTTTTTGTTCAAATGCCCAAATCATTTCATCGAGCACCCATGCCCAGCGTTTATGAATTAAATCATCGTGGTCCATATCCAACATTTGAATGTCAGGATTAGAATGGCGTTTTGATTTTGTTTTTCTTTTTGAACCACGCAACTCAGCAGGCACATCTTCATCATCAATCCATGGCGAACCATGAGTTTCTTCTTTTAATTGTTTGAGCATTGGTAAAATGATATAAGACAAAGTGTAATCCATTGACCATGTATCATAACGGTCAATTTTTACATATTTGATTGGTGGGCGAATAAAGTCGAGTACAACACGAATGGCCTCACAAATGGGTCTAACATACTTTGTGTATTTCTCAACCCATACAGGATGATCCACATAATCTTCATCGGCAATTACACCTTTACTACGACCACATTTACTCCAATCTGTCCAAA